GCACATACGCAAAGTCAAAGGGCATTCCGGTCGTAGGAATAGGTGATCTATTGTATGGAAACAGACCGAAAAGAATAAAATGAAAGGGGAATGGCATGTATTATTGTTATAACTGTGATGAAAAGTTTATGAAACCGACCAAGATCATTGAAAGACATAACTGGACATATCCGCCATACGAAGAATTGATGGCGTGTCCATATTGCGGGAGCAATGACATAGAAGAAAGGATTGATGGAGATGATTTGTCCAAAGTGTGGGAGCCAAGTTGTGGTTGAAACAATCAAAAGCAAAACGATCAAGTATAAATGCTTGTTTTGTCATCATACACGGGAGGCGGAGAATGAACACATATGAGATTCTGATTGTTATAAACATTTGTATCGCGATAGGCATTGTCTGTGGATGCCTTATATATGCAGTATTGAAAATCGCAGATTGCGTAATGGCGTATAAAGATTGGCGTAAGCAGAAACGGGAGATTATTGAACTGCGGAAACGCTGGCTGGAAAAGCAATTAAAACAGGAGGAAACAAAATGAAGATCGAAAGAATAACAAGCCAACACAGAAGGGATTTTAAGGCCGACATGATATGCGAAGGCTGCGGAGCAAGGGCAAAATTGACCAGAGGTTATGATGACAGATACTTTCACGATGAAGTGATCCCGAACATGAAATGTCAATCATGCGGAAAATCGCGTCGTGATATGGGGATTGTATCTGAACCGACGCCGACAAAATATCCGGAAGGGTATCAGATATGAAACGGGATCCGAACGATGGTGGCTGCTGGTTCTGCTGCGAAGATGACGGAGAAATGCTGTTTAGCATGGAGTTTGACGCATGGTTTCACGACGAGTGTTTACAAAAGGCACTTGCAGAGCATGATCCAGAAGCGGAGATCATTGCGGATGAATATAAAAGCGAGAAATAACATGAAAATTGCTTTTATCTTTGAAAAGGCGTTTAATGTACATGGGCGCAATGCCTACTCCGTTTCCTTTCCCCTTTTGTTTTGGGCGCGTCTGCCATCGTGTGGGCGCGCCTACTTATAAGATAGCATGGAGGAAACAAAAATGAAATTCTTGAGTTATATCATTACGGCGTTAATCGTGGTCTTTATAATACTTGCTCTTGTTGCAGGCATTGTACACTTCACAGGCGTCATCATGCAATGAACGATGAAGTACCCGAGTCCGTATATGATCGACTACACAAATACCGCAGCAAGCTTGCAGAGTACAATGCATGTCGCGATCTGTACGATCAACTGTTTCCATCATGCACAAGATCATTTGACGGGATGCCAACTACGCAATCTGATGTCTACGAACCGGAGTGCTGGGCGCAGGCAAGATGGGAACAACAAAAAAAGATGCGGGCATCATTGGAAGAACTAAGCGCCGCGCTGACAGACATTGAAGAAATGGTTGAACAGCTGACAGGCATGTATAGGGCAGTCATCATGCGAAGGTATTTGCTTGGAGAAACGTTTGCAACGATAGCTGTAAAACTAAACTATTCTGAAAGACATATCAAACGCATCCACAGAAAAGCAATAGAAAGGATGATGATGGATGGATCCGTATAAGCTGTTGATTTATGCGATCATAGACAGAGCATTAAAAGACGTGCGATATGGCAATAGGACAGACGCAAAAGACGCGATGAAATTTTTAAGAAGCGGATATTTTGAGGACATGGCAGACGTATTGAAACTTGAATCATCAAGAATAAGACAGATGGCAGAAGATATGTTTGAAAAGCGTAACATATAAAACAAAAGATGTCCCTAAATGTCACTGTATGGCACGATGAAAAGCGATATAATGTAAACTAGAAGAATTGTAATCATAGCGGACATCGAAAAGAGGCGTCCGCTATTATTATGCAAAGAAGGGATGCTCCATGAGGCCAGACAGGGAAGGCGCACACAGGGCACTGTTAGCAAAGAACAAAAAGATAATCATGGCAACTCAAGATACATGTGGAATATGCGGCAAGCCAGTGGATAAAACATTGCCAGCAGGCGATCCGATGTCGGCAGTCATAGATCATATAGTCCCCGTCGGCAAACATGGACACCCGTCTGATCTGTCAAACTTGCAGTTAGCGCATTGGACATGTAACAGACAAAAGGCAGATAAGCTATACAAGAATATGGAGAAGAAGATGCCGCAGATAATAGGCAACAGGAATCTGCCGCAAACGGTGGATTGGCAAAAGTATAAGGCAGACGGTCAATAAGCACATGGGGGTATACGATCCCCGGCATGGAGGCGTAAAGCCCTTCCGCCGTTACTGCACACTTAAAATGTAAAACAAGAGAAAAAAAGAGCCAATTTATATTTGGTTCTTTTTTTATTAAAAAGGCGGGTCATTGATGCCAGGCGATCCATATTATACGAGCACAAAGCATAAAGAATGGAGAGAAAAAGTTTTAAGACGTGATGGGTATCTTTGTCAGGAGTGCAAAAAGTATGGGCGTAATATTCCAGCAACACATGCGCATCACATTAAGTCGAGGGACGAATACCCTGAACTTCAATATCGGATTAGTAATGGGATTTCATTATGTGCGCAGTGTCACAACAAACTTGAGCCAAGGATCCCCCCCGACGTTAAAAAATTTTGCGATGGGAGATTTTAACCGGAGCGGGCTCCATCGTGTGTGCGCGAGTTCGTTTTAGAGAAAGGGGGTTAACTGTGAAAACTGTTCTGCAACATAAGAATGACATTATAAAAAAAATGAAAGCATTAAAAGTATATAAGCCTGAGTTTGAACATGCCATTAATGGATTAGCGAGAGCGCTTTATGACATGGAACGAACGATTGAATTATTTGATGAGAGTGGTGGACAAATTATTGTGGAGCATACAAATAAAGCAGGAGCGACAAACGTCGTAAAAAATCCGTTTTATTTGGCTATTGAAACATTACGACAGGACATTATCATATATTCACGAGAATTGGGATTGACGCCTGCGGCATTAAAGCGAATAAACGATCAAAGCATGAAGCAGGAAAAGCAATCACCTTTAGAGGAAGCATTAAGGCGTTTTGATGCATGAAATCGAAAAAGAAGTTAATAATTATGTTGATTCTATTATCCGAGGAGAAAAAACAGCTTGTGAGGATATAATTTTAGCCTGTAAACGATATGTTCAAGACAAAGAAAGTGGAAAATGGGATTTTGATTTGAAAGATGTCCTTTTTGTCATAAAAATAATTGAACAAACATTGGTTCATATGAAAGGAGAAGATATAACTGGGGAATCGCTTAAAGGTCAACCATTTTTTTTAGAACCCTGGCAAAAGTTTATATGCATTAATATAGTTGGTTTTAAGATAAAGGGGAAAAACGAAAGACGATTTAAGGAAGCCCTTATTTTTGTTCCTCGGAAAAATGGGAAGACAACATTTGCGGCGGCATTGGCATGGGCTATTGGTTTATTGGATAGGCTATCTGGTTCCAACATTTATATAGTGAGCGGAGCGATCCGGCAATCGATGCAGTCTTTTGATTTTCTTATGAACAATTTAACTGCACATATCTATTCATCACAACGTCAAGCCAGATCCAATGGATGGCGTCTTGTTGATTGCACAGCATCACATTACATTGAAAATAAATCATTAGCGGGCGGAAGCCTTAGGATCGAATCATTACCATCAAATCCTGATACGCAATACAGCCTGAATTGTAATGTTGTGATAGCTGATGAAATGCATGTTTATAAAAGCCCAAAGCAATACATTACAATCAGAGATGCGACAAAGGCTTATACAAATAAACTTTTAATCGGAATTACAACGGCAGGAGATAACCCAAATTCGTTTTTATATCAACGTTTGCAATATTGTAAAAAAGTTTTAAGAGGACAAATAACAGATGATAATTATTTTATCTTTATTGCACAAGCAGATGTTAATGAAAATGGCGATGTTGATTATACGGATCCGATCCAACATGAGAAGGCAAATCCGAATTATGGCGTGACAATCAGGCCACAAGATATTATGAATACAGCTATGCAAGCGTTGAACGATCCTCAATTAAGAAAAGACTTTCTTTCGCAAGAATTAAATGTTTATACTTCAGCCATGCGTGCTTATTTTAACTTGGCGGAATTCCAGGCATCGGATCAAAAATATAATTGGACAATAGAGGAACTAGCGAAGATGCCCATATCCTGGTATGGCGGAGCAGATCTTTCAAAGTTACATGACTTAACGGCAGCAGCCTTATATGGAAATTACAATGGAGTAGATATTATCATAACACATGCCTGGTTTCCGATAACGGCAGCTTATAAAAAAGCTGATGAAGATAATATCCCTTTGTTCGGATGGAAAGATGAAGGATGGCTCACAATGAGCAATAATCCAACTGTTAATCATGCAGAAGTTGTAAATTGGTTCAAGATGATGAGAAGCAAAGGATTCAAGATAAAACAAGTCGGGCATGATCGGAAATTTTGCAGAGAATATTTTATAGGAATGAAAGCAGCGGGCTTTGTAGTTATTGATCAGCCTCAATACTTTTATAAAAAGTCAGAAGGATTCAGGAGAATAGAAACAAAGGCGAAAGATGGGAAGTTATATTATTTGCATTCATCTGCATTTGAATATTGTCTCGCAAATGTTAGAGCGATCGAAAAAACAGATGACATGATTCAATATGAAAAGGTTATGCCTGAACAACGAATCGATATCTTTGACGCAAGCGTCTTTGCATGCGTTCGGATGCTAGAAGATTTGGAAAAGAGTAGCAAAGCAAAGAGGTGGCTTGAATGAGCAAAAAAAACATAAAAAATAAAAATCATTCTGTTGCAGTAAAAGAACAAATTGCAAAAAGAACAGATTCTGCTCTTATATGGTTAACCTCGCCAGATTCTTTTAACATTCTTTGTGGTTCAGGATATACACGGTTGATCGATTGTCCAGAAATTCAAACAGCAGTTAATCGTGTGGCGGATCTTATCAGTTCGATGACCATCCATTTAATGACAAATACGAAAGATGGGGATCAGCGAATAAAAAATGAATTATCTAAGAAGATTGATATAAATCCAAATAAATGGACAACGCGAAAACAGTGGATGTATTCGATTGTAAGAAACATGATGTTGGATGGAGAAGGGAACGCGATTCAAATTCCTCATTTCGATGCCGATGGTTATTTAGAAGATTTGGAACCTATGGATATGCGAGATGTCATGATTGTTCCTGAACATTATGGTTATCATATTGAATATAGGGGGAATCGTTATAATTCTGACGAGGTATTACACTTTATAGATAACCCTGATCCGCAACGGCCTTGGATAGGAACAGGTTATCGAATCATGCTCAGAGATTTAGCAGAAACATTACAAATGGCGCAGAAGATCAGGTCTGAGTTTATGAAAAATCCAACGCCAAGCTTAATCATAAGAGTAGATTCATTGACCGAAGAATTTGCTTCGAGAGAAGGCCGAGAAAAACTTTTAGAACAATATTTCTCGGCCATAGAAAATGGTAAGCCCTGGTTGATACCGGCAGAGCTCGCGGATGTTCAGCAGGTAAAGCCGATGTCAATTAATGATTTGGCAATTCGCGACAGTGTCACAATAGATAAACGGACAGCAGCTTCAATATTTGGTGTACCACCTTTTATGGTTGGAGAAGGAAAGTTCGATAAGGAAGAATATAATAACTTTATCAGTTCTGTTGTGTTACCGAAAGCACGAGGAATTGAACAAGTTTTAACGCGTCAACTGCTCATTAATCCTAACTGGTATTTCAGATTCAACCCGCGGAGTTTATTCAGTTACAGTTTGGCGGAGATCGCTGAGGTTTCATGCAATTATGTGGACCGAGCCATTATAGATCGCAATGAAGCCAGAGATTGGTCAGGCTGGACACCGAGAGAAGGATTAAGCGAGCTGGCAATCCTTGAAAATTATATTCCTTATGTCAAGATTGGAGAACAAAAGAAACTTTTACAAAAGGAAGGTGAGGCGGAAAATGAGTAAAGGAGAAATCCAATATCGTTATATATCGCCTGAAATTCGCGCGGAAAAAGGAGAAAACGGCGAAAAGCATATTCAAGGTTATTTCTCTGTTTTCAATGAGGCTTATGAGATGTTCCCAGGCTTTACCGAAACAATAGACCCACACGCTTTCGATAATGCCATTTCAGGGGATATCAGAGCGCTCTGGAATCATAACCAGGATATTGTTTTAGGCCGAACGACGGCAAAGACATTAACATTATCTATCGATTCGCATGGCTTATATGGAGATATCACCATAAATAATGATGATTCAGATGCTGTTAACGCTCATGCGCGAGTTGCGAGAGGTGATGTCAGCCAATGTTCATTTGCCTTCGATATCTTAGATGAAGAATTAACGCAAAT